GTAGTTCTCTAATGGGGTTAGTATATATGTATACTTGTTTAGTATAACGGACCGCTTTGCGCGGTCCTTTTGTAACACGTTTTGTTTGTAGTTTTGATTGGATGTTGACATGGGTGCAAAAGGTGGTGACCTACACCATACACGAGTTAAATTGGCCAATGACCAAGCCTCTGTCCTTAAACTGGTATCCCAGGGAATCCCTGTGGAGGCCGCGCTCAATAACGTAGGGCGCAAGAAGGAAGTTCTCCGGAACTGGCTCAAAGACCCTAAGTTCTCATCCAAGTTAGATGAAGCGTCTTCGCTTGGGGCTCAGACTGTAACCTCCTCGTTACACGTAGCCTCCGACAAAAAGATTAACTTTGCCACTTTCTCTAAAGAGTTCCTAAACATGGAAGTCTTCCCACACCACCAGTCCTGGATTGATGTTCTAGAGGGAAAAGAGCCTTCTTGGCTACATGACTCCATGACGTACATGACCGGCAACTCAAATCGCCTATTAGTAAACGTACCCCCCGAGCACGCCAAGTCCACCGTTTTAACGGTTAACTATGCCACATACCGCATAGCCATGGACCCCAACATCCGCATTGTGTTTGTATCCCAGACTCAGACGCGCGCCAAAGAATTCTTGTACTCAGTCAAGCAAAGATTAACTGAGGATGCCTGGCTCAAGATGCAGCAAGTGTATGGACCAGCAGGAGGCTATAAAGCCACCGCGGACCAATGGACACAGGATAGAATCTATCTAGAACGCTCATCTGGTGAAAAGGACCCAACCGTACAGGCCCTGGGTATCGGCCAGCAGATTTACGGTACTCGCGCCGACCTAATCATTCTTGATGACGTTGTAGGTACTACTAACGCCCATGAATGGGAAAAGCAACTCAACTGGTTGCAGAAGATGGTTATTACCCGTTTGGGTAAGAATGGTAAATTAATTGTCGCCGGAACACGCGTATCCTCTATTGACCTGTATAAGGAACTCCGCAACGAGGACCATTGGGCACAAGGCGAATCCCCATTTACCTATCTCGCAATGCCAGCGGTACTGGAGTTTGCGGATGACCCTAAGAACTGGGTCACCCTCTGGCCTAAGTCGGACCGTCCCTGGGATGGTGACGAGGATACTTACCCTGACGAGAATGGGCATTACCCCAAATGGGATGGAACCGAACTTTATCGCAGACGTGGCGAAGTGTCCTCCTCAACTTGGGCTCTGGTATACCAACAGCAAGACGTTGAAGAAGACGCAGTATTCCCACCCTTGGTGGTTAACGGTTGCATCAACCGAATGCGGAAGCCTGGGCCACTTAATCGAAATGCGCCTGGCCACCCCTCGGGTGGTAACTGGGTAACCATTATGGGTCTTGACCCTGCCATGGCTGGTAAGACTGCTGCCGTAGTTTATGCGGTAGAAAGAGATACCGGACATAGAATGGTTCTTGACTGCTACAACATGTCAGACCCTACTCCCCGCAAAATCCGTTCTTTAATCGAAGACTTTGTAGAGCGATACCGCCCTATGGAGTTACGCATTGAAATCAATGCATTCCAGAAAGCATTCTCACTTGACGAAGATTTACGACATTGGCTTGCCAACCGAGGCACTAGACTCGCTGAGCAGTTTACAGGCAAGAATAAATGGGATGTTGGTTTTGGTGTCGCAGCCATATCTAACCTCATGGGAACAATCCGAGATGGAAAGTTTCAAAACGACAACTTGCTTGAATTCCCAGACAACATTAACGAACACACTAAGGCACTTGTTAACCAATTAATTACTTGGTCAGCAACTACCAAGGGTGCTACCGACCTTGTTATGGCACTATGGTTTTGTGAAATCAAAGCCCAAGAGATTGTCCGACAAGGGACAAATACAAGTTACTTCTCACATAATCGATTCATTACCCGCAAGCAAGAAGCGCAGCGCGGAGTAATAAACCTTGACGACGCTTACGCAGAGCAACAAGTCATTTACATGTAAAAGGATATCCATGCTATCAGCACAACAAGTTTCCGATAAGGTAGAAGCGTTAAAACAACGCTACTCGTATCGCGACCAGCGCATGGCAGACGTACTAGACGTACGCCGTGGAAACCTATCCAATGTTGCACCAGAGATGTTCCCAGAGGGCGCGTCTCAGTCCATGATTGCTAACTTCATTGATGTGGCAGCCCGCGACATTTCCGAAGTACTTGCTCCGCTACCTTCCTTTAACTGCCAAACAGTTAAGACGAATAACGAGCGCGCTAAGAAAAGGGCAGATACTAAGACAGTAATTGCCAATCACTATGTTCAGTCTTCTAAACTACAAAGCCAAATGTACTACGGTGCAGACTGGTATCTAACATATGGCTTCCTGCCAATTGTTGTAGAACCAGACTTTGAAACTTTTATGCCACGAATCCGTGTGGAAAACCCACTAGGTGCTTACCCAGAGTTTGACCGCCACGGTCGGTTAGTGTCATACACCAAGCGATACCTAAAGAGTATGCGTGAACTTATTGTTGAGTTTCCAGAATACGAATCGCAAATAATCGGTCGTCAAGGTCGCGACAACACGGATATGAACCAGCAACTGGAATTAATCCGTTATGAGGATAAAGACCAAATCTTACTTTTCCTACCCGAAAAGGATAACCTTCCATTAAAGAAGGCTATAAACCCAATGGGTATGGTTACAGTGCGCATCGCGCGCCGACCAGGGATTGACCCTGATGACCCACGTGGACAGTTTGATGATGTTATCTACCCGCAACTTGCTCGCGCACGCTTCGCATGGCTCGCCATGGATGCTGCGGAAAAGTCAGTTAATGCTCCGTTTGCTGTTCCTCAGGACGTACAAGAATTCGCTTTCGGACCAGACGCAATTTTACGTTCGTCCAACCCACAAGGTATCCGACGAGTAGGACTAGAACTACCTTCTGGTGCGTTCCAGGAGCAAGCAGTACTAGAATCCGAAATGCGCATGGGTGCACGATACCCTGAAGGCCGTTCTGGAACAATTGATGCTAGCATCATTACTGGCTCCGGAGTGCAAGCCCTTCTCGGTGGTTTCGATACGCAGGTTAAGGCTGGCCAGCAGATTCTTCAGGAACTGTTTGAGGACGTTATCGGCCTATGCTTCGAAATGGACGAACGCCTCTTTGGTGGTATAAAGAAGATTACGGGTACTCAAACTGGTACACCGTATGAAATCTCATATGATACCTACAAAGACATTAATGGTGACTACTCAGTACAGGCACGTTATGGCCTTATGGCTGGACTTGACCCTAACCGAGCACTAATCTTTGCACTACAAGCACTACAGGCTAACTTGGCTTCCCGTGACTTTGTAATGCGCGAACTACCATGGTCAATGAACGTTTCTGCAGAGCAAGAAAAGATTGACGTAGAGCGAATGCGAGACTCACTTGCAGGTTCACTTGCTGCAACAGCACAAGCAATTCCTAGCATGGCCGCTCAGGGACAAGACCCATCAGACATTATTAATAAAATGGCTAAGGTTATTGAGTCGCGTCGCCGCGGTAAAGACATTGAAGATGCAGTTCTTGAATCGTTTGCTCCTCCTGAACCTGAACCACAAGAAATGGTTCCTCAAGCACCTATGGCACCTGAGCAAATGCTCGCAGCAATGGGTGGAGGAGTACCTGCAGAACAGGCTCCTCCAGGACCATCAACAGAACAACCAGCAGGACCACCTCAGGCTGAACAGCCACCTGCTGACATAGCAACAATTCTTTCGGCAATGGGCGGATAATATGACAACTATCGTAGGCGTACAAAACCGAAAAGGTTTTACACTTGCGGCAGATAGTCAAACCACTGAAGGTGAAAGAGCCTGGGTTAGCAAAGACATAAAAAAAATCACAGAAGTTGGTGACTATGTTATTGCTGGTGCAGGTGTAAGTCGCTATTGCGACATTATTACCTATGGCTGGGAACCTCCAGTGAATGATGGCAGTAACTTGTATAAGTTTATGGTATCAAAATTTGTACCTGCAATGCGCAGGGCACACGAAGAAACTGGCTACGTTCTTAAAGATGACGAAGGCGCAGTTTTCATAGTCGGTCTAGAGA